ATGCGACCGTGAACGGACGAAAGCTCAAACGTGGTGCGCGGCTTTGGACAGTGGCCACGGCGACCTTCAAGGCGGAGACCTATCGCTATCTGCGGCTGGAACGGCCGAGCGATGTAGACCGTGCCAGTGGCGCGCCAAATCCTGCGGGCACGATCCACCTGCCAGACTGGGCAGACAGCGAATGGCTAAAGCAGCTTGTGGCCGAGCAGCTGGTCACGATCCGCAACAAGCGGGGCTACGCGCGCCAAGAATGGCAAAAGATGCGCGAACGCAATGAGGCGCTGGACACCCGGGTGTACGCCCGGGCCGCTGTCTGGATCCTCGGTGCTGACCGCTTCGATGAACGGATGTGGCGACAACTCGAGAAACAGGCCGGGGTCGAGACGATCACGGCGGCCGCCAAAGCCGACACTGACACACCGTCCGAGCCTCAGGCCGGGCGGATCGCTACCCCGCGCAAGCGCGGTTGGCGGGTAAGCACGCCAAAATACATGGAATGACCTATGACCCCCGATGATCTTAAATCCCGCCACAGCGCGTTGCTGGCGGCACGGTACAGCGGCACGCGCTCTGTGAGCTATGATGGCAAGACCCTGACCTATGGCACCGATGCTGAATTGGCGGCTGCTGTCTTTGATATTGAACGGCGCATCGCAAAAGCCGAGCGCGGCGCTGGGCGGATCTCTCGCCCCCATGCCGCAAAGGACCTGTGATGAACTGGCGGCAGCGTCTCGGGGCCTTTGTTGGTGGTTTTGATGCTGGCCAGCATCACCGCCGTCTGCGCGGGTTCCAGGCGACACGCGCGCATGTGAATGCGCTGATTGCGGCGTCAGGACCCGATATCACCGCGCGCGCCCGCTGGCTGGTGCGCAACAATGGCTATGCGGCCAATGCTGTTGAAAGCTGGGCTGCAAATACCGTGGGCAACGGGATTAAACCGATCTCACAAATTGCAGACGCGGCGCACAAGGAAGAGCTGCAACGCCTTTGGTTGGCCTGGACGGATGAAGCAGACAGCGAAGGTCTGACTGATTTCTACGGGCTGCAGCGGCGCGCGGCGCGCGAAGTGTTTCTGGCGGGCGAGGTTTTCTTCAGGATCAGGCCGCGCCGCAGCAGCGACGGATTATCAGTTCCCTTGCAGCTGCAGATGCTGCCCGCAGAAATGTTGCCACTGCATCAGACGGGACCCGCGGGCAATGGCGATGTCATCCGTCAGGGGATTGAGTTCGATCGGGTCGGACGCCGCGTGGCCTATCACTTCCTCCGACGTCATCCGGGCGACAGCAACGATCCGGGGTTGGCTGGCGAAATGGTCCGCGTGCCCGCCTCAGAGGTGATCCATGTGATCGACCCCGTTGAAGCGGGTCAACTGCGCGGGGTCTCAAAGCTGGCACCGGCCATCATGAAGTTGTTTCTGCTAGATCAATACGACGATGCCGAGCTCGACCGCAAAAAAGTGGCGGCGATGTATGCGATGTTTGTGACCTCTCCCGCTCCGGAAAACCCACTGTTGCCGTCCGAGGATGACGACACGCTGGGCGGGTTTGAGATCAGCCCCGGCCAAATCGTGCGTCTAGATCCGGGCGAGGACGTGACCGTGGGCCAGCCTGCGGATTCAGGGGCAACCTACGAGCCATTCCAATACCGTACCCTGCTGCAGGTCGCCTCGGCGCTGGGCATTCCTTATCCTTATCTAACAAACGACATGGTGAAAGGTAACTTTTCGAACTCGCGACTTGCACTTATCGAATTTCGGCGCCGCGTCTCAGCCTGGCAGCACTCGGTCATGGTCTACCAGCTCTGCCGTCCCGTCTATGCGCGCTGGATGGATGCCGCCGTAATGTCCAGCGCACTGGACCTTCCCGGCTATGAGGCCGACCGGTCACGTTTTCTTGCGGCCAACTGGCTACCCACCAAGTGGGATTGGGTCGACCCCCTGAAGGATGCCAATGCCGAGATTGCCCAGATCGAGGCGGGCCTCAAATCCCGCAGCCAAGCCATTGCCGAGCGTGGCTATGACGCGGAACAAGTCGACCGCGAAATTGCGGCTGAGCGCGCACGCGAGCGATTACTCGGCCTCGACTTCCGCCGCCCCGGCTCGCCCGCACAAGGCGTGCAGGCTTTAACAGGCCCGGCACAGGACGGGGACCAAGACGACGATAAAGACCCAGCAGATGAAACCGATGACGCGGAAGATCCTTCGCGCAACCCTGAGGACCAGACCTGATGTTCCACGCCCGCATTGCTGCGCGCGCCTTCAACACGCCGCTGCTGGTTGAGCCTTCCAAAGCCATGGCGTTTCTGTCCGGCCTTGGGCCGCGCATCCTTGGACGCCAAGTCGAGACGCTGGATCAAGGCCTCGCGTTGGAAAGCGCCCCCATGCCAACAGCCCGCGCCAGCATTTTGGCTGGTGGGCTTGCCGAGGGCTTTGGCCAGCATAGTGAGGGCCTCTATCAAGTTATTGATGGTATAGCCGTGATCGAGATCTCCGGCGTGCTGATCCACCGCGGGGGCTGGATCGGACAGTCCTCGGGCCAGACTAGCTATGAAGGGATCACAGCACAGATTGACGCGGCAGCAAGCGACCCATCCGTGCGCGGCCTCGCATTGGAAATTGACAGTTTTGGTGGCGAAGTTGCGGGTGTTTTTGACCTCGCAGATCGTATTCGTGCGGTTCGCGCCAGCAAACCCGTCTGGGCGTTTGTGGCCGAACACGCCTTCTCGGCCGGGTACGCGCTGGCCAGCCAGGCCGACCGTATCTTACTGCCGCGCACCGGAGCCGTCGGCAGCATCGGTGTTGTCGTCATGCATGCTGATCTCAGCGGTCAGCTTGATCAAGCCGGGGTGCGCGTCACGCTGGTCCATGCAGGATCACACAAGATCGATGCCAATCCCTACGCGCCTTTGCCCGCTGATATCCAGAGCGACATCCAGCGCGAAATCGATGTGCTGCGGTTCCTCTTTGCGGAAACAGTGGCAGCGGGACGTGGCGTGCGGCTGAGCCAAGAGGCTGCACTGGCCACTGAGGCTGCCAGCTTTCGCGGGGCCGAGGCTGTGGCATCAGGTCTTGCCGACGAAGTCATCGATCTTGCGCGTGGGTTTGCCAGTTTTCGACAAAGCTTGTCCCCCATCCGCGCATTTGTCCCATCCCGCGTGGCCTCCAAGGCCCAATCCCAATCCCGAAAGGATCCTCTCATGAGCAACGATACCTTGCCACAAACCGAACCCACCCCCGATGAAGCGCAAGACGGCCAAACGCAGAGTGATATTGCCGAAAATAGCGGCACAGATCCCGAAGCGCCGCCTGCTGCTGCTTTTGCTCCCACACCTCCCGCAGCCTCGGGATCACCAAAGGCTGACCCCACCTCCGCCCTCCAGACATCCATGCGCGCGGAACTTTCCGCACAGCTTCGCCATGAAGCGGCAGAGATCACCGAGATCGCAGCGCAAGCGGGACGGCTTGGCATTGCCATCGACGCGGCAAAAGCCCTGAGGGAAGGCACCACGCCTGCGGCACTGCGCCGTTCAGTGTTGGAGCACGCGGCAGCCGCAGCCGATGCGCGGGATGTGGTGGCAACAGCCCCCGCTCCGGCGGCGTCTCCAAACAGCGAAAGCCCCATTGTTGCGGCAGCCAAACGCGCCGCGGCCTCCGGCGCAAAACGCTGAGCGGCTCCACAGCCGCCATACTCCCGCGCCCGTCTCAAGACCCCCACTGCTCCTGCCTAGCGGTGGGTTTCTTATTCCTCCATCCCCAGAAGGATCCCCGACATGACTGTCCTGACCCAACCGCCCGGCCTGGGCGATATCCTCAAATATGAGTTGAACCCCAATTATACCCGCGAGACCGTCACCCTGCTGGTAGGGACTGCCTATCCCGTGGGTGCTGTTCTGGGCCGCATCACCGCCAGCGGCAAATACAAGCTGGCGACCTCGGGCGGCACAGATGGCGCGCAGACAGCGGCCGCCATGCTGCTCTATCCCGTCGATGCCTCTGACGCTGATGGTACCGGCCTTGTCATCATGCGCGGCCCCGCCATCGTCTCCAAAGCCGCCCTCGTCTTTGACGCCACCGTCGATGATGCCGCCAAAACCACAACCAAGCATGGCCAGCTCGCAGCGCTGGGCATCATTCCGCGCGATACCGCCTGATTAGCGGTGCATAACGTACGCCGTGCACAGACACCTTAACGTCGATAACCGCCACACCACCTCCTCGCCCTCATTCCCCCGGAGCTTCCCATGACCATCACCCGTAACCCGTTTGACACGGGCGGCTATTCGCTCGCCGAGATGACGCAGGCGATCAACATCCTGCCCAACCTCTACACCCGTCTTGGCCAGATCGGCCTCTTCCGCTTTGAAGGCGTCACACAGCGCTCAATTGTCATCGAGCAGCGCGAAGGGGTGTTGAGCCTCCTGCCGTCCGTCCCGCTGGGCGCACCTGCAACGGTGGGCAACCGCGAGGCGCGCTCAATGCGCTCTTTCGCCTTGCCCTGGATCCCGCATGACGATGTGATCCTGCCTGCTGATGTTCAGGGCATGCCAGCGCTCGGCCTATCGGATGCTGCCGATCCGCTGGTCGAGGTGATGAACCGCAAACTCACGCTCATGCGCCGCAAACATGCCCAGACCCGCGAATATATGGAGATGAACGCCCTGCGCGGTATCGTGAAGGACGGCGCGGGCACCACGCTTTACGACTATTTCACCGAGTTCGGCCTTGAGAAGATCTCGATCGACTTTGTCTTTGGCACTGCTGGCACAAACGTGCAGGGCAAAGTCCGCAACGTGCTGCGCGCGATGGAAGACAACCTGCTGGGTGAGACCATGACCACCGCGCATGCTCTGGTCAGCTCGGAATTCTTCGACAAGCTGATTAGCCATCCCAAGACCGAAGAGGCCTATAAGTTCTTCTCGGCAACCGGTGGCCAGCCACTGCGCGAGGACATGCGCCGGGCCTTCCCCTTCGCTGGCATTCTGTTCGAGGAATATAACGGCTCAGTCACCCTCTCGAACGGCACGTCTGAGCGGCTGATCCCCACAGGCGAAGGCATCGCGTTCCCCTTGGGCACCTTTGATACCTTTACCACCTATGGCGGGCCTGCCAACCTTCTGGAGACCGCCAATACCATTGGCCTGCCGCTCTATGCCCGCCAAATGATCGACGCCAAGGGGCGCTGGATCGATCTGATGACCGAAAGCTCGATCTTACCTGTCAACAAGCGGCCGCGCATGGCAATCCGGCTGCACTCTGGCAACTGAGGCACCGCATGACCTCCGCCTTCGCTATCGCAATCGACGGGATCTTCCGCGATCCGCACATCGCCCGGGACGCGGTCTATATCGCCCAAGGCGGTACTCATATCCTCATCCGTGTGGTCACCCGCCGCGCGGATGAGATCACCGAGTTTGGCGCGGCACGACTGTGGTCAGACAGCACGCGCATTGACCTGCGCGTTGCCGAAGTCCCAAACCCACGTCCGGGCGACCGCATTGAGATCGACGCGGAGGCCTTCCTTATTCAGGGCGAGCCTGTGCGTGATCGCGAGCGGCTTGTCTGGACCATAGATTTGAGACCAGCATGAAACTCAACATTACCATCTCCCCTAACCTGGCCGCGATTATGGCAGCCGAAATCAAGGCAGGCGAAAAGGCGGTCACTGCGGCGATGCGCGCGGCCGGGGCACAGCTTAAATCAGACTGGCGCGGGCAGATTACGCAAGCGGGGCTGGGTCGACGGCTCGGCAATTCGATCCGCAGCCAGACCTATCCGAAGGTTGGTGAGAGCATCGATGCCGCAGCACTTGTGTGGTCAAAAGCGCCCGTGATCATCGGCGCACATGACACCGGGCCCCTGATCCGCTCCAAGGACGGCTTTTGGCTGGCGATCCCGACAGAGGCTGCAGGCAAGGGCGCGCGCGGTGGCCGGATCACCCCCGGCGAATGGGAACGACGGCGTGGGCTTCGGCTCCGGTTTATCTATCGCAGGCGGGGACCGAGCCTGCTCGTGGCCGAGGGGCGGCTGAACAATCGTGGGCTTGGCGTCGCCTCAAGATCAAAAACCGGGCGCGGAAAGGCAACAGTGCCAATCTTCCTGTTGGTGCGGCAGGTAAAACTGCGTAAACGGCTTGATCTGGCGCGGGATGCGAAGGCTGCGCAGGAGAGGATGCCGGGGGCGATTGTGGCGAAGTGGGTGGAAGGTCGGCGATGATTGGCGACGAGGATGCGGAGAATTCTCAGTGCAAAACTGGATCGCCTACGTCATCGGTGGGACCTATCTACGTCCAAGCTTGCCGAATTCGCTGTCCAGCAAGGCGCGGATTTTTTTCGATGCGCCGTGCAGGGCTGCGTCCACATTGGCATCATTGTGGGTGATGGTCTGCGGCTGCATTCCCTCGGGACGCGCTTCAACAGTGCAGCGAATATCGTCAGCCCCGCCCTTTGCACCATTCACATCGGCCAGATGCACCTCGATCCGTGACAGTCGGTCGGTCAGATGCCCGAGCGCGGACGTAACAACCGCTTCGGCCACTTCGGCCAGACGTTCGTCGCCTTGAATGTTGGCATCGGTATTCAGTTGAAACTGCATGTAGGTTCTCCCGTTTGTATGCGCTCATTTACCATGTAAAACCATGAAGATGAATGATCTGGCGCAAGCTCGCCTACACGATCACTAAAAACGCCTGCGCCTTTATAGCTTGGGCGAGGATACAAAGCCAATGCCCACGACCCGAGAAACCATTCTTACCGCGCTGCACACTGTGCTGCAGACGCTGCCCGCCACTGCCTTGCGCGGCGAGGTCCTGCCAGAGCGCATCCCTCCTGCGGGCCTGCTGATCCTGCGCGATGGCGATCCCGGCGATCCTGCGGTGACGCTGTCGCCCCTGACCTATCATTACCAGCATCGCAGCGAGCTTGAAGTCATCGTTCAGGGCGCGAACCGCGACACGGGTTTCGCTGTACTTTGCGGACAGATCGGCGCGGTGATCCGTACCGACAGAACACTTGGGGGTCTTTGCGACTGGATCGAAGCCGAAGCACCACAGCCGGTGGATTTACCTGTTGAGGGTGCGGCCAGCCTGAAGGCCGCGATCATCCCGATCGTTCTGCATTATTCAACGTCAGACCCGCTGGCCTGACCCGGTAGCCTGACCCACCCCACAGTTTGAGGAGAACACTATGGCACGAGCTCAAGGGGCGCGGGCGCAGATGGCGCTTGCGTTCGAATCCGTCTACGGCACTTCGCCCGCGACCGGTTACGTCAAGATACCCTTTGCCAGCGCCACGCTTGGCGCAGAGCAACCGCTGCTCGACTCGGAACTTCTGGGCTACGGGCGCGATCCCCTTGCACCAATCAAGGACGCCCTGACAGCTGATGGCAACGTGGTGGTTCCCATTGATGCCCGCGCGTTCGGCTATTGGCTGAAGGCCACCTTTGGTGACCCGATCACCACGGGCGCCGAGGCCCCCTATAGCCACGAATTCCGCTCGGGCAACTGGACGCTGCCGAGCCTCTCGATCGAGATCGCTATGCCGGAGATCCCGCGCTTTGCGATCTATGCGGGCTGCGTGGCCGATCAGCTGTCCTGGCAAATGACGCGCTCGGGGCTTTTGACGGCCTCGGTGTCCATGGTCGCGCAGGGAGAAACCTTGGCGACCAGCACCAATGTTGGAACGCCAGCAGAGATCGCGCTGCAGCGCTTTGGCCATTTCAACGGCGCCATCAAGCGCGAGGGCGTGGCACTGGGTAACGTGGTCTCGACCCAGATCACCTACGCCAATAATCTCGACCGCATCGAGACGATCCGCGCCGACGGCATGATCGATGGCGCGGATCCTTCGCTGGCAGCACTTTCGGGCAGCATGGAGGTGCGCTTTGCCGATAACACGCTGATGGATCAGGCGATCAATGGCGCGGATTGTGAACTGGAGTTCTCTTACCTGCTGCCCACCGGCGAGAGCCTCACGGTCACAGCCCATTCGGTCTATCTGCCGCGCCCACGCGTGGAGATCGGCGGGCCGCAAGGCGTGCAGGCCACTTTTGATTGGCAAGCGGCCAAGGACGCAGTGGTGGGCCGGATGTGCACGATCACGCTCGTCAACGATGTGGAGGCGTATTGATCATGCTTAAACTTGATCTGTCAAAAAAGCCGCGCTGGCTTGAGCTGTCGCCCGGGGTGCGCGTGCAGCTGCTGCCGCTGACCACGGCACTGATGGTGTCCACCCGTGGCGATCTGAGCGTTGAGACCCTGCCCGAGGAGGCCAGCAACGAAGACCGCGCGCTGGTCTTTGCCAAGGCGCTGGGGCGGCGGGCGGTGATTGCCTGGGAAGGTGTGGGCGACGCAGACGGCGAAGTGCTGGGCCTCACGCCCGAGGGTGTTGACGCTCTGCTCGATGTCTATCCGATCTTTGAAGCGTTCCAGACAGGTTATGTCGCCAAGGCACTGGTGTTGGAACAGGAAAAAAACGTCTCCGCGCCCTTGCCGACTGGCACTTCAGCGGGGGCGATCGGTACTGCGAGGCTTGCGAAGCCCTCGAGGCCTGCAAAGTCCCGTGCCCGGACTGCCCGGCAAAAGTAAATCGCCCCCAGACTTTTGAAGGTGTGCAGATCTGGGACCTGGTCGGGCGGTTGGGCGGCCAGCTGCGCGCCACAAAGCAAATCATCCTCGGCTGGGACATGGGTGCGGCCCTCGCCATGGCGCGCGCCCTTGGCATCAACGGCCTCGTGGCGATGGAACTGCTGCCCGAGATCGAGGCGGTGATGGTCAAAAAAGTAAACGAACGGATTGGAGAGCAGGATGTCCGATAAACGCGTCTTTGTGCGTCTCGCAGCCGTGGGCGGACGCCAGGTCAAGGCCGAGCTGCACGGCATTGGCGACGCCGGTGCCCGCGGCCTCGGTCGTCTGTCACGCGAGGTTGATATTGCAAACGCACGCCTCGCGGCCTTCACCCGCCGGGCCAAGATCGCGGCAGCGGCGGCTGGTGCGGCTGTTGTCCTTGCAGGCGCTGCCATGATCCGCTCGGGGCTGCAAACTATCGACCAGACAGCCAAGCTGGCGCAGTCGCTGGATACAACCGTGGAAAGCCTACAGGTGCTTGAGCGTGCCGCTGACCTCTCGGGCGTCTCCATGGGCAATGTCGAGCAGGCCACGGTGCAACTGACACGACGTCTCAGCCAGGCTGCAGCCGGTGCTGGCCCTGCCGTTGATGCGCTTGACCGGCTTGGTCTGTCTGTCAGCGCGCTGCAAAGCCTGCCGCTCGATCAGCGCATCGCATTGATCCAGGACCGGCTGGCAGAGTTCGTACCGGAGGCCGAGCGCGCTGCGGTCGCCTCGCAGCTCTTTGGCGACCGCGCAGCCCTCGTATTTACGCGGATCGATACCGCGACGCTGCGCCAGGCCACCGCTGATGTGAATGATTTTGGCATCGTTGTTTCCGAGCAGGACGCTGACCAGATCGAGCGCACCAATGATGCAATCTCGCGCCTTGGCCTGATCTGGCGCGGCGTCTCGAACCAGCTGGCGGTCGCCGCAGCGCCAGCGCTTGAGGCAGTGGCGGATGCTCTGGCAACGATGGCGCGCACCACCGGCCCACTTGGGGTGGCCATCAAGGGCCTGTTTGAGAATATCGGACGGCTGACCACCTACGCTGTGACCTTTGCAGGCGTGATGGCGGGCAGGTGGGTGGCCGGGCTCGTGGCCGCGACCTTCTCGGTCAGTGGACTGGTGACCGGTCTGGTTTTCTTGCGGGCGGCCCTGATCCGCACAGGCATCGGCGCGCTGATCGTCGGCGCGGGCGAGCTGGTCTATCAGTTCACCCGCCTTGTCGCTGGTGCCGGTGGGTTCGGCAACGCCATGGACCTGCTGAAGGACGTGGCAGTCGAGGTCTGGGACCGGGTGTCACTCAGCGCGGACGCGGCTTGGGCGCGTGTCGAATCTGGTTGGGCCACGGCGCAGGCTGGTATTTACGAAGGGCTGCAATCGGCGACAGACGCCGTGGTGGGCTGGGCAAACAGCACCGTCAATACCTTTGAGGGCACGTTCCTTGCGGTGCAGGCAATCTGGGGCGCGCTGCCAGATGTGTTTGACCGCGTTGGCGCGCTTGCGATCAATGGGCTCGTCGAGGTGATGGAGACTGGGATCGCGGGCATCACGGAGGCGATCAACACCGTGCTGACCCTTGGCGGTCGGCGTCCCGATTGGGCCATCACTGCACCTGATCTTTCTGCGTGGCAATCGGTTGTTCCCGAAGCCGTCAACCTTGGGGACCGCGCAAGGGCGGCCTACGACAGCGCGTTCTCGGACAATCCATTCCAAACGCCTGATCTCTTCGGTGGCATGGCGGACGACGCGCGCGGCCGGGCGTTAGGGTATTCCGAGGCGGCGGGTATGCTCTCGGAAGCGGCCTCGCGCCCCATGACCGCATGGCAGGCGCTGAAGGATGCGGTTTCTGGCGCGGGCGATGAAGGCACGGCGGCACTCGAAAGCGCTGCAACCTCGGCGAACCAATTCAACGAAGCACTCGCGGACACCGAAGATCAGGCCGGGCGCGCAGGCGGGGCGGCAAAAAAGGCAGGTGAGGACGCGGCCAAGGGTGCAGAAGCAGCAGCCACCGGGTGGCAGGCGGTGGTGAATGCGGTCAGCGAATATGCCGTCAAAGCGCGCGATGTGGGCGCGGACGTGGGCAACGTTCTGGTCGGTGCGTTTCAAAGCGCGGAAGATGCGATCGGGAACTTCGTCAAGACCGGCAAGCTGGACTTCAAAGGCCTGGTCACCTCGATGATCGCGGACCTTGCCAAGCTCGGCGCGCGCAAGTTCATCCTCGGGCCCATCGCCAACGCGCTCTCCGGCGCTCTGGGCAATCTCGGCGGGATGTTTGCGGGCGTATTCCATCAGGGCGGTATCGTGGGCGGTCCTGCGCCATCGCGGATGGTTCCGGCCATGGCCTTCGCCAATGCGCCGCGCATGCACAATGGTGGCTGGGCTGGCCTCAAATCCGACGAGGTCCCCGCCATCTTGCAGCGCGGCGAGCGTGTGCTGTCGCGCAGAGAGTCCCGCTCCTATGGCGACGGCAATGGTGGCGGCGGTGGCGGCGCCGTCACGGTCAACATCATGACGCGGGATGCAGAGAGCTTCCGCCAATCGCGCACGCAGGTCGCAGCCGATATGGCGCGCGCGGTCTCTATGGGCCGGAGAGGCATGTAATGGCGTTTCACGAAGTCCAGTTTCCCGACAACATCAGCCGCGGGGCGCGCGGCGGGCCGCAGCGGCGCACCCAGATCGTGGAGCTGGCCTCAGGCCGCGAGGAACGCAACGCTTCTTGGTCTGCCTCCCGGCGTCGTTACGATGTGTCCTATGGCGTGCGGCGCGCGGATGATCTGCACGCGGTGGTTGGGTTTTTTGAAGCGCGTCTTGGTCGCCTTTATGGTTTCCGGTTCAAAGACTGGGCCGATTACAAGTCCTGCGCGCCCTCAAAGGGAGTGTCCGAAATGGACCAGCCTCTCGGCATCGGCGACGGCACCACCACGTCCTTCGCGCTGACAAAAGCTTACGGCACCCTGCCACATGTCTATCAGCGCAGCATCGAGAAGCCTGTCGCCGGAACAATCCGCGTCGCGCTGAGCGGTGCCGAGCAGTTCAACGGCTGGTCAAGCGACCCATCCACCGGGATCGTCACCTTTGATGCGGCTCCGGATCCCGGCGTGACCCTCACCGCAGGCTACCAATTCGACGTGCCCGTCCGCTTCGACAGCGATCTGATGGACGTCACCCTCGATATCGAACGCCTCGGCTCGATCACCTCGATCCCGCTCGTGGAAATCCGTCTCAGCTAAGGACCCCGCTTATGCAGACTTATACCGCCCTTGAACATCGCCCCGGCGATACGCCCCAGCTTTATGATCTCGGCGGTGGGCTTGTCACCCAGAACACCTTTGGCAAGGTGATCCGACTCGATGCCAGCCAGCAGGTGACAGCACTGACCCCGGTGCCGATTGAGGCCGAGGAGCGCTATGCGTTTCGTGCTGTGTTTCGGCGGGCCACAAACAGCCCCGATCCGTCCGACGACGCAATTGCCTGCGGCATCGACTGGCTGGCTGCGGATAAGACTGCACTCTCCACCACCACCATAAACACCATCCTCAACTTTGCCGTCGCCGATGGGCGGCGCGAGGTTCGCACCTCGGTTGTGGCCGAAGCCGAGGGTCCCGCCAGCGTGGTGGCACCAATTGGCGCGCGCTACGCCGTGCCATGGGTGCACACATTCGGGCTTGGGCATGCCACCGACGTCGAGGTCTGCAGCCTTGAGCGGTTGCCCTTCGTCTCGGTACCTGTGGCGCGCACCTTCTATGTCACCATGGACGGCAAGGACCTCAATGAGGGCAACTCGCTGACCTCGCCCCTTGCCAGCATCACTGAGGGCCTCGCACGCGCTGCAGCAGTTGCTCAGCCCTGCGTGATAATCGTGCAGCCCGGCGAATACATCGTGCCGCCCGATACGGTCATCCCCGCCAATTGCGCTCTTTACGGCTATGATCTGCGCGTCACCAAGCTGAGCCTGCCCCCGGGCCAGGAGGTGAACAACATGTTCCAGATGTCCAACGGCATCAAAGCCCGGGGCTTTACCTTCTCAAATCTGCGCCATGAGCCCTATACGCTGGCGGGCGGCCCGCCGCAAAAAGGCTGGTCCTTTGTGTTTAAACCCGGCGAGGTCCTCACCCGCTCACCCTACATTGCAGATTGCTCGCAGCTGCACAGCTTCACCCAAGACCAGATGGCCCTGCCTGTCGACAAGGCCGCAGGCAATCCGCTGATGCCGCGTGGCGGTG